AATTCTTGTAGTCCTGATATGTTAAATGCATCAGCATTCAATGAAGCAATACCAGTTGCTTGTTCTACAGAGAATAAATCTCCAACTCTGAAGTTACCATCTTGGTCTGTAGAAGTAAAGAATACTCTTCCTCCACCACCTTCAACAGTTTCATTTGCTGGAATTGGATTTTGGTTTGGTAAACCTGGATAGTTAGTTGAACTAAAGTTACCTGTACCAATATCTAAGAAGTCATGTCCTGTCAATCTAACTTGAGAATATCTTATTCTCATCTCTATGCTTTGTCCGTGTTCTGGAGATTGAGAAACTTTCAAGTCTGGAGATATTTGTAATAGTCCTGTGAAAGGAGTTTGTGTTCCTAGTTGTTGGTTTACAGCAACAAGTTTAAAGTATTGTCCTGGTAAGTGACCAAACTCTATGTTTGATCCTGCTCTTGGAATTGAAGTTAAATTTTCAACAGCAATGTATTTGCCTGATTGATAATCATCTCTAAATCCACCAAATGTTTCTGCTGTGCCGGCACTTGCATATGCTGTGTAGCCAGTTGAATCAATTGGAGTTGTTAAATCATTATCTGCGTAAATTTCAAATGTATCTACAGTTAACACTCTTGCGTAATAGTAAACACCAGTATTCAATTCTACCATTCCTAGTATAGCATCAAATTTAACTTTGTCACCTGTGTTAAAGTTGTGTGCCGCTGACGTTGTAATTACTGCCGGTGAAGCCTGTGTAATTCCTGACACAGTTGCTTGTACACCTTGTTCTGTAATTGAAGCAGAAGCAGTTACATAATCTGTACCTCTAGCAACAAAAGTTGGTTGACCTAATACACCATCTCCAATGTATGCTTGTACTGGAGCATCTGTTGTGTTGTTAGGATCTGTAAATGATACTGTTGGTGCTGATGTGTAAGACGCACCACAGTCTAATATTTTAACATTAGAAATAACATCTCCAGTTACAACTGCTCTAGCAACTGCTTGTCTTGGAGTTGTAGAACCATCGTTTTGTGGAGCACCTATTACTACTCTTGGAGTAATTTCATAAATTGTTGTTGAATCTAATGTTGCCTCAACTGATTTGCCACCTAATGTGTCCCAACCTGCTGAATCATCTGAGAATTTTTTGATTGTAGCAATTTTACTTGAAGAACTGTAAGTGTCAATGTAACCGTATTGTCCAGCACCTTTACCTTCAGTAACAAATAATGCCATTCCTGGATACACACCACTTGCCGCAGAATCTGCCGCCGCTAAAGTAATTTGTGTTGTTGTTCCTGTTTGTGCGGAGTTAGTTGTTGTTACATAACCTTTACCACCTAAATCTGATGGATCAGAAGCAGGAGTTTCCATTAATCTAACTTTGTAAACACCGCCTGTATTGTAAGTTGCCGCAACACCGTTTAATCCAAAACCATCACCTGATATTGTGATTGTTGCGTTAGAATATTCTCTACCAGCATTTCCAAATTCAAGAGCAAGTATTTGATCACCGTCTGTGAATACACTGTCAACAAGAGCATCTGTTGATCTGTTGTTAACTTTTCCTGTTACAGGAATTTCAGTTGGGTCAACACCTTCTGCCACACAACCAAAGTCACCATAAGATGAGTTACCGTTTGTAGCACGTATTTTTCCACCTGTTTCTGCTAGGTATCCAATGTGTCCGTAGTATGAGAACACTGATACAAGTTCTGCTCTACCTAAGTTTGTAATCCAAGCACCAATACCATCTGATATTACTTGCGTAAAGTCATTTGATACCATAGAATCGTTACCACCTGCGTGTAAGTCACCATCAATTTTTTGTCCTACAGCACCAGTTCCAAACGTTGTAACGTTTTGAATGTAAGGTGATCTACCACCTAATCTAGTGATTGATTCTTCTTGTACTGCGTTTGTAGTTGCACTTACCCATCTGTGTATGTACTGAGCGCCGCCGCCACTTGCTCCAACATTAACAGTGATTGTTGTTAAAGTTGTTGCTTCAACTAATAATTCTTTACCTGCCGCTGGGTCCGATGCTCTTGGATAATCATGATTTGAACCATAATTGTCCTGTGAACACTGGAATCTTAAACTTGCTGTTGAAATTCTTACAGTATCACCTGGTGATATTTGGTGTGCACCAATTGTTAACACTGTTGTACCTGTCGCAGGGTCATATGTACCATTTGTTGGTGTAAATTGACCTGTTCCAGCAGTTGTGTTAGCAATCCATGTGCTTGTATCTAGTGGACCAAATCCTGGATCTAGAGAAACAAAAGCACCTGCTGATGGACGTTTTGTTCCATAACTGTTTGCCGCACCCAATGAACCTGTTAGTCCTTGAACAGTGGCATTTCTTAAACCTGTAGCATTTCTCATATAGAACATATCAGAAGTTGTACTACCTGATACAGAGTTCACATACCATTTAGCACCTTTTAGTGCCATGTAGTTTCCTGTGTATTGTAAATCGTAAATGATTGAATCTACATAATCTTTAACATCGTCTTCACAGTCAGTTTGATTGAAAGTGTAACCTGGATTTGCTCTTTTCACAAATTCTGACACTTCTCTTGCCATAAAGTCTCTGTTTGCTAACATTCTTAAACGTGCATCTGTGTAACCAGCATCTGTGTTAGGAATTCTACTTCCTGTTAATGTTGGCTCAGTACCATTTGCGTTAATTTTGAAATCAATATATTTTTCAATGTTATCAACAATTGCCGCCGCCGCTGTACCAGCCGCCGCACTACCTGCCGGCACTGCTGTGTTTTGTGCGATGTTGTTTCCTGATGTTACTGAAGATATTGTAAATGTAACATTTTCACCAATTGCTGTGTCACCAGTGTTTGGATTATTAATTAATTCTGTTGAAGGAATAGTAATTGAATCACCAGCAACATAACCTTGTCCTGGAGCCGCAACTGCTAATGATAAAAGGAAACCAAATGAGTTTGTACTTATTGTGAAAGTAGCACCTGTACCTGAACCAGTTGTTGTTGAGTTAACTGTACCAGTACCTTCAATTAAATTACCACCTTGATAACCTAAACTGTTTCCAGTTGGAACTCCAACAACACCACCTGATGGTGTTACTGTAACAGCATTGTTTTGAACAACATCTGAAATAATTGCTTCTAAACGTTGTATACCTTGTAATGAATATTGAACATCACCGCTTGGTGTTAAAGCACCTGCTGGTCTGATGTTAGTTGATCTTAATTCATCTCCAACCACAGCACAATTTTGTGGAACACTCATTGGAAGTATTTCGTTGTATATTCCAGTTTTTACATTTAAAGTAATTTGTGGTGATGCTTTTGCTGGCACACCGTTTACGTTGCCGGCTGTAATAGCATCTGATGAAAGTGTCATTAAAGTTTCGATGTCAGCGGACACAGTTGATTCTGCCACTTTAGTTAAATCTGAAACTTGTAAAGTTGTACCTTGTGATGGTGTGTAAGAAGATGAATTAGCAACTACTTGTTGAGCAATGTATGCCGCTCTTACAATAGCCGCCGCTGTTTCATCTGTTTGTCCAGTTACGTATGAAGCACCTGCTGGAGTGAAATATTGTAAAGCCGATTTTCTTGATTCAACATTTCCACCTTTACGTAAATCATTTATTGTAGCATCAATAAGAATACCTATATCTCTTCTACATTTTGTCGCACTGTAAGTGAATGAGTTTGTGAATGGTGAAATATTACCAGCAATTTGAACATTGATCCAAGCAATAACTTCGTCTTGTATGAATGCTTTGTTTCTTGTTAATAAGTTTACACCTTGTGGATTTCTTGGTCCTAAATCTATTTGATGTAGTGCGTATCTTACAGTTTTAAATGGAGCATCAAGTGTAACACCTGCATTTGGAGCCGCAGTATCTACACCACTTGGACCAACATAGTAAACTTGATCTACTTGTCCAACAAATCCCCATTCAGGTAATGTACCTGCCGCATTAACAACAAGTGCTTGTCCTGAAGCACCAATCGGTAATCTTGCTGGTCCTGAAGCACCGTAAATTAAAATATCACCTTCTGCTGATAATACATCATTTTCTGGACCACCTGATAATAATTCCCAAACAGATGTATCAACACCAGCCCCTGGTGCATAATCTGGTTGATTAATTGTTGAAGGTCCAACGTTATTTGATGTGTGTGCTGTAACGGCAATGTAAGATGTGTCTGTGTTTACTGATCCTCTTACAATGTCACCTTTGTCATAAACAGTTGCGTTGTTCCAAGTACCTTTCCAGTATAAACCTTCGTTAAGTTTATCCCAGTGTAGTACACTTGGTGGTCTGTTTCCTGTTGTGTCAGCGATAGCAATGTAAGTTGTACCACCAACTCTTACAACGTCACCTGTTTTGTAAGCAGTACCGTTGTTGTAGTCACCTTTTAAACTGAAACCTGTAACAAATAAATCCCAATCAGTAGTTTCTGTTGATGGAACTTTGTTGTCATTGTTTGTAAGTGCAACATATTGATAACCTCCGTAAGTAACAATGTCACCTGGTTGGTATAATGTTGCTGAACTCCATGAATCTTCAAATTCTAATCCTGGAATAAAAATTTCCCAATTGGCTTCGTCTGCCGCCAATGATGCGTTTGCTGTGTGAGCCGCAGTTGCGATCCAAAGGTTAGCACCATATTTTACAACGTCATTAACTTTGTATCTTGTTGCTGTTACCCATGCACCTAAATATTCAATACCTTTGTGTAAGTATTGCCATTTTGCTTGATCATTTTCTAATCCTAATGAAGCAGTTGCCGCCGAAGCGTGTCCTGTTACACAAACATAAAGTTGTCCACCATATCTTACTGTGTCGTTAGGTTTGTATCTTGTGTTTATTGTCCAAGCATTTAACCAATTGAAACCTTTAGCAAATACTTCCCACTTTGCTATATCTGTTTCTAAACCATCTGCTGTTGTTGCCGCTGATGTGTGTTCTGTAGTACAAAGATAAACTGTTGCACCATATCTAACTAAATCGTTAACTTTATATCTTGTTGAAATTGCCCAATCTGATTTGTAATCAAAACCTTCAATGAAAAGATCCCATTTAGATAAGTCGCCTTCTAAACCTACATTAACATCTACGTTTGATGTGTGACCTGTGTTACAAATATAAATGTAACCACCGTATTTTACAACATCATTTGGTTTGTATGTTGTGTTAACTCCCCAGTCACCTTTCCATTCTTGACCATCGGACATCAATGCCCAATTTGCCGCTGTTAAATCATTTTGAAATTCCGCCGCAGACGTGTGGTTTACTATACAAATATAGGTTCTACCACCATATCTTACAACATCATCAACAGAATAAAGTGCGCCTGTGTACCAAGCACCTTTCCAAACAAAACGTATTCTTCCTAATTTAAACTCAGCCATGGGTTAATATATCCTCTTATTGTAGTTATTTATCATTATGAACCATATCCGTTAGAACTGTCAATAGCACTAGCCGGATCTCCTTCATTCAATTCTGTACTTGCTACTCCACCTGTGAAAAAGTTCAATGCTAGTAATGAGCCTGAAAATCCACCATTTAAATTAGCAATTCTATCAATTTTGATTTCACCTGTTTCAGGAAATGCTTCATTGAATATTTCTCTGTTTCTTACTTTAATTTGTCCTGCTCTAAATCCTGATACATTCAAGTTAGCACCACCACCTGAAACTCTTGAACCAATATAAGTTACAATCGCTTTTTGTGTTGGTACAACATTATCTGAATTTGCCGCCATTGTTGGATCAGTTGAAAACTCTCTAATTACAACTTCTGTACCACCTAGTACAACACCACCTAGTGCTAATTCTGATAAACCTTGTAGGTTGAATAAGTCTGCGTTAAGTGTTACAATACCAGTTGCCTGTTCAACTTCAAACAATTCACCAACTCTAAAGTTACCATCTTGGTCAGTTGATGTGTAGAAAACTCTACCACCGCCGTTGTTTGCTGTTTCTCTGGCAGGTTGTGCTTCATAACCTTCTGTAAATCCTGCGTTTGTGTAAACTTGTGGATAATTTGTTGTTGTAAATCCACCTGTACCAATATCTAAGAAGTCGTGTCCAGTTAAACGTACTTGTGAGTACTGTTGTCTAATTGTCATTTCTTCTTCATGATTCGGAGATTCATTTTCTTTTAGACTTGGTGATATTCTAAATTGTGCTGTTAAGTTAGGAGCAACACCTGAAACATTTGTTATCTGTGTAACTCTATAAATTTGATCTCCAATACCATTGATGTATAACAAGTCACCTGGTCCTGGTTCTCTAGATAAATCTTTTATTTGTACAACTTTACCAACTTGATATTCATCTGCGAATCCATCACCGTCTACTGTTGCACTTACATTTATAAATCCTGTTCCTCTGTTTGTAAATGTAGGTTGTCCTAATACGCCATCTGCTATTCTTGGTTGTAAAGCAACATCTAATGTGTTCACATTGTCAGTTACTGTCACAGTAGGTGCAGTCGCATAACCTGAACCTGGTTCTAAAATTTGTACTCTTGAAACTTTTCCAGCATTTGTAATTACTCTACATAAAGGTGGAGCACCTTTTTTCAACACAATCGCATCTGACATTGTGCCTTGTTTCAACGGAACAAAATAACCACCGTTGTATCTGCCACCTATTATTCCAGTGTATGTGCCTGAAAGTGTTGTCAATTGTTTCCAACTTACAGCGTCATATGAATATGCTACTTCACCATTTCCAGTTATAGCAACAAAAGTTCCTTGTGAACTTGTTACTTTTGTGTATGGTCCTGTATGTGGAGGTGTTTCTGATTCTGTCCAAACTGTAATAGCACTTGTAGAACTTTGTGCCGCATTCGCATTTGATACAAAGAATTTATTTGCTGATGTTGAATCATCAAATGGTGAGTCTTGTACTGATGCTATAAATTTATCGCCTGTGAAAGTTAAGTGTTGTAACAGATATCTTTCACCGCCTATGTCTGCCGCTAGTTCCCATGTTGTACCACCGTCAACTGATTCCCAAGTTTGTCCAAAGTCATTACCGATAATAATTAATCCATTACCTGCCGCCGCTTTTGTAAACACTGGTGTTGATCCATCGTATGGTTCAACTTGTTGTGAAGTCCATGTGTTTCCTTCATCTCCAGATATGTATACAACACCTGTTTCTGAAACTACAACCCATTGTTGTGAAACATTTTCCCAAACAACACTTCTGAATATATCAGCACCTATGTTACCTGATATGTCACTCCAGTTAGCACCATCTTGAGATCTTGCTAACGCACCTGTGTTAGATGTTGCCATAAAGTTATTAGCACCACCTTCGAAACTGTTCCAGTTTTGTGTTGGTACACCATTACAAACTGTCCAACTTGTTGAATCTACTGATCTTAAACCTCTACCATTTCCTAATAACACAGTAACGTTTGTAGAAGAAACTCTTTTTGAAGCACCTAATAAGTATTCTCCATTTAATGGAATAGATGATGTTGAGTTACTGTAAGGTGGTTCACTAAAAGATATTCTTGGTTCAATAAAATATTTTGTAGACGGATCTAATTCTGTTTCAATAGCAAAGCCGCCTAAGAAATGTTGCCAACCTGGTGTGTTATCAAATTCTTTTTTGACTGTACATTCTTTTGTAACTTCATTGAAAGAATCAATAATTCCGTATTGTCCTCTACCAGTACCTTCCCAAATATAAATTCTTTGTCCAACTGTTTGTGCTGTTGTTCCTTGGAATTGTGCATTTAATTTAATACTTGTAGCAGTACCTGATATTGCTGGTCCTGATTTACTAGTATAACCGGCACCACCTGCTGGTGTTGAGTCACCTGGACCTAAAATTCTTACTTTGTTTACAGCACCATCTCTTGTATTTTCGTAATTAATTGTTGCCGCCGCACCTTGACCTGAACCTGATATTGTTATGTTAGCAGATGTATAATTTTGTCCTGCGTGATCATAAGCAAAAGCAAATATTTCGTTTTCATCATTATATACAGCATCTACTTGGGCTTCTTGTGTTCTGTTGTTGAATTTTGCTGTGATAGGTGTTTCTGTAGGTGTTACACCTTCAGCAACCGAACCAAAATCTCCATAAGAGTTGTTTCCGTTTGTTGCTCTCGCTTTACCACCGTCAGTAGCAAGATATCCTATGTGACAGTAGTAAGTGAATACAGATACAAGTTCTGCTTTACCTTCTCCATTTACCCAGAAACCAATACCGTTATCAATTACCTGTGTAAAGTCATTGGCAACAATTGATTTGTTACCACCGTTGTGTAAATCACCGTCAACTTTTAAACCTATACATCCTGTTCCAAATGTAGATACGTTTTGTACGTAACATGATTTAGTTGTAATCCAAGCCGCCGCATCTGATGGTCCTGAACCAGGATTTAATGTAACAAAAGCACCACCTGTTGGTCTTCTTGTTCCGTATTGATTAACTGGTCCTAATGTTCCTGTTAGTCCACTTAAAGACATATTTCTAATACCAGTACCATTGTTAACTCTAAACATATCATAACCAGTTTCATAACCTGCCGCTGGTTTAACTTCTGTACTTCTTAATTCATCTCCTACAAGTGCAACATCTCTTGGCACAACAATAGGAAGTATTTCTTGATATAATCCTGTTTTAATAAAAATAGTTGCTGGTGCTCTTGCGGCTAAATCGCCGTTGATGTAATCACAAGCAAATTTAATTGTTTTGAAAGGTGATGCTAATTGTGTACCTCTAGTGTCTGAGTCAACTCCGTCTGGTGATACATAATAAACTTTTGGTGTTACATCAAAATCTTCCCAGAAAGGAATATCATTAGAACCAACTTTTAAAAGTTGTCCTGATGATCCAATTCCTATTCTTAATCTTGTTGAATCTTCGTTTTGTGTTTTAATATCTCCAGGATATTCCAATACGTTTGGAGTATGACCTTGTGCTAATAATACCCAATAAGGACCAACATTTTCTGATTCAAAATCTAACGGTGGTTTAGCATCTGATGAATTTGCTTCATGTTTTAGAATACATTTATAAAGTGTACCTGCTACTGTAACAACATCTCCTGGGAAATAAGTTGATTCACCTGTTATGTTGTTTAAATCTGTTTCTGCCCAAGGACCTTTGAAAGCATAACCTTCAACAAGTAATTGCCATGGGAATGGACTGTCTGAACCTTCATCATACACACTTCTAGTTGATGGATCAACGTTCTCGTTATCTTTTACTGCTATGTATAAATCACCACCTGCTCTTACAACATCACCAGTTTTGTATGGATAGTTTTCTACAGCATTGTTGACAAGATAAGTTGCTTGCCATTCACCTTTGAATGTGTATCCTACAACTTGTAATTCCCAAGTGCCTGTGCCGTCTGTAACTGCAGGTGTAACACCCACGTTACTTTGTAGTGCAACATATGTGTAACCGCCGTAAAGTACGACATCACCTTGTTGGTAGTATTGTGAAATACTCCATAGTTGTTCAAATTCTAAACCTGGTATCCATAGGCTGAAATTACCTTCAACCATTTGTGGATCTACTGCCCAGTGTCCTGTGGTTACTTGCCACATACCTGGAGACCATCTAACAAGTTCTCCTGCTGAATATCTTTCTCCAACAGTGTAATCTCCTCTGTATCTAATTCCTGTGAACACAGTTTCCCATTGTCCGCTGTTTGCTTCTAATCCATCAGCGGCATCGTTAGCCGTTCCGTTTACAGAAACAGTTGCGATAGCACCTGCGTTTACAGTGTCAATTACGATTGTAGCATCATTGGCTGGAGTTGCTCCACCTAATTGTGATCCTAAAACTGTAAATGTTTCTGAAGCAAGATAAGTGTTACCAGCATTTGTAACTTTTATGTTGTATGTTGCTCCAGTTTTAAAAATAAAATATTGGAATCCTGTTCCTGATGCACCGTTGTATGTTGTTGTTGGATTTACAAATTTATTTGTTTGTGCAGATCTGTGTCCTGTTGTACATCTGAATACTGTTCCACCATAGTAAACAATATCATCTGGATAGTATAAAGTGTTTGATGTCCAATCACCTCTAAAGTTATCTGATCTTGAATATTGATCCCAGTAAGCCGCATTGAATTGTAATCCATCATCTGCAGAAGCAGATGTGTGTGCTGTGTTACATTTCCAAATTGAACCACCGTAAATTACAGTTTGGTCAACATTGTAAAGTGTATTTGCTTGCCAAACAGATTGATAGTCTTCTCCACGAGCAAAATAAACCCATTTTAATTCATCACCTAATACACCGTTGCTGGCATCAGCATTTGAAATATGTCCTTCAATACATTTGTAAATTAAACCACCAACTTTAACAAGTTCGCCAATTTTGTAAAAAGTAGAAGGTGCCCAATTGCCGGTCCAACTTTGACCGTCCATCATTTGTACCCATCTTGGAGTTGTATTGTTTAAGTCGTTATAAAAGTTTGTATCAGAAGTGTGTACTTCAACACAAACAAAAACTTTCGCACCGTATCTTAATACGTCATCTTTTACATAAAGAGTGTTGGCTGACCAATCACCTCTCCATCTAAATCTAATCCTATCTATTCGAAAATCTGCCATTGATTAATTCCTATATGTATTTATTTCCTAACTACTATAAGGTTCCACATATCCTACATATGTGTGAGCCTCGTTAACTTTTAATACTAATTCCCCTTCTGAGTTTACATAATAAAACAGGTTTCTACCGTCCCATTTGTACTGTTCATATACTAAATTTGGATAAGTTTTTCTATGCTGTTGATCTCTGCCTTCAAAGAAATCTTCACCTCTGCTCCAATTATTGTAATTTTCATCAATATTTCCTGGTCTATTCAATTGTACACCATCTTCTAGTCTTAATAAATCTGATTTCACCATGTATAATTCGCCGGCATCTGTTCTACGCAAACCATAGAAATATCTATTGTTTGCCAGTGTCTTCTGTAATTCGTCTATGCCTACGCCAAATACTTGTGCCATCTATTAACTCACTATGTTGATTGTGTTACCCATGCCTGAATGGATTGTACATTGATAATACAATGTGCTTGGTGCATCCATTGGCACTGTGAATAATTGTGTTCCGTTTTTACTACCAGTTATGCCTGATGTGTATTCTGATCCACCGTTTGAAACTCTAATTTCAAATGGGTGACTAGCACCTGTGCCGTTTACGAAAACATAAGTGTGTCCTCTCATCAAATATAATACTGGATCATTTGCTGTGCTTGGAAAACCTGGACCTGTAAATGTGTAGTCTGATGAACCATTTGAACCAATACTCCATCTCATTGTTGGACCATTTTGTTTAACCCAACCTGTGCCATCATAGTACAATACATCACCTTGTGCTGGACTAGAAATTGTTACATCTGAAAGGTCATTAAGAGCACTTGCTCCGCCACCTGCGTCAACAACAAATTCTAATGCTGTACCACCTGCGTTTACTTTAACAAATCTTCCACCTACACCTGTTAGTGTTGAAGGAGTGTCTGATAAATCTGTGAACGCCGCTGGAATAGTTGGCTTGTTGTTCAAGTTGTTGTAGTTTAAGAAGTATGTACTATCTAAACCATCTAATGTTCCAGCATCAGCGGCTCCGCCACCTGATGTTGAATCATCTCCGGGTACCCATTTTGTACCATTCCATTTTAAAACTTGTCCCGAACTTGGAGCAGTTGTTGTTGTATCAACGTCTGATAATTTATCAATTGAAAATGCCGCAACAATTTCTAAACCATCGCTTGTGCCGTTCACTTGTAAAAAGCCACCTGCTAGTCCGCTGTATGATGCTGGAGTATCTGTTAAGCCAAGGAAATTAGTTACACCTGAGCCACCGCCACCACCACCGCCGGCTTGTACATCACCTGGTTTCCAAGTTTGTGAACCTGAATCATAAACTAATGCTTGTCCGTTTGTTGGTGTTGCTGTTAAGTCAACATCTGAAAACATTCCGATAGATTTATTCGCATCTGCTAGTTTTACCCAAGCACCTGCGTGAGCGTAGTAGGAGGCATTCTCACCGTGTACATGAGCAAACATTCCATGATACGTTCCCGCATCTGGTAATTCTGCTAGAGTGTTATATAAAAAAGTTATTTTGTTTGCACCTGTGGCAGTAATCAAATTATTATTGACAACTGTCAAAGTTGTGCCATTTCCAAGAGCCGTATACAACTCTTCGAAATTGTTATTCAGTTTTCCACCAGCAGTCCTTAACGAGTCACCTTGACCGTCATTTGGAATAATACCAGTGTTTATAAGTTGTCGTGTCATTCGTTTTTTCCTCCTACTTTATCCTCTATCGAATGTTATTTCATTACTATCCATTAAGTAATTTGTTTTATCTAATGTGAACACAGTTGTTTCTACTATTACAGATTCATCAGTTTGTGGATATGTTATTTCTCCATCACCAACGTTACTGTTTATTCTTACAACTAGTTCGCCTTCAGAATTAATATAATAATTTAGATTAACATCGTCCCATCTAAATTGTTCGTATCTTAAATTTGGAAAAGGTTTAGCGTGGTTCAAATCTCTTCCTTCGTAAAAATCATAACCTTGATCAAAATCTTTAAAGTTGTCATCTATGTTTCCTGGATTGTTAATTGACACAGGATCGTTTGCAGACAATTGGTCAACTTTACCTATGAATAAAGTTCCTTCGTCTGTTCTTCGTAATCCATAAAAGTATCTGTCTTTGATACCATTTGCTAGATATACGCCAGTGTCCTGTCCAACTGTATTTGACATCTTATGTTATCTCCACGTAACTTAACACACAATCTAATGAGTCGTTAATATTACATTTTACGTTTAAACTGTTTTGACTTGCTACAATTAATTTTTCTCCTGAGTTTAACACACGTAAACTAGAGTTTGGTGCAATCAAAACATCTTTTACTATAAATCCTGTAACTGAGTCTGGAGTTGCTGTAAGTGTCACACTGGCTTCAACAACTGATTCTGTCAAGTTTGCTAAAACCATTCCAATGATTGTTGTGTATGATCCTGGTGCGGCTTCATATACAGCCGTAGTTACAGTTCCTATACTTTTTGTTACAGAGTTTCTAAAATTTGTTGCCATATTTTTCCTATCCCATAAACAGTGCGTATTCCACTGCTATTTCTGTTGCGTCAATAATACTTACAGCACCTGATGAACCTGCGATTGAACCCCATTGGTTCCCATCATATAATTCAACACGTTGATCTGCGGTGTTGTAACGTATCATACCTGTTACAGGTGTAATCGGTCTGTTTGCTGTTGTTCCCACTGGAAGCACAAAACCGCCCGAGTCTGACACATCAATATACCCCGTTCCAGTTGTTTTTAACACAATCGGACTAGATATAATATTAGTTATCGCATTTCCCTCAAATTTGTAGTCTTCAATTCTAATGCTACCATTTCCTTGAGCATTTAGGATTAAATCTTGGTCAGTTCCAGTGGTTGTAAGGGTATTTCCACTGATTGTGATATCGTCAACCTGTAATGATGTGACATCAAATCTAGTTGGGTTCACATTTGCTACCAAAACTCCGCCAGCATAAAATCTTAATGTGTCATCATCTGCTCCTGGTGTTGCCTCAGCAGTGATGTATGTGTCTTTATCTAAGTCATAAACACCAGATAAAGCCAACCAGTTTGTTCCGTTATATCCTTCAAACACTGAATCATCAGTGTTGTATCTCATCATGCCTGCTGATGGTGAGCCTGGTCTTTGAGCACTTGTTCCTGTTGGAATTCTTACTGAACCAGTTCCGTCAACTCTGAACACACCTGAAGCAGGATTAACTGTAAAGTCTCCTGAATCGTTTGTGATCGTATCTCCTGACACTGTGAAGTTTTCAACTCTTACTGCACCAGTTCCACTTGATCTTAAATCTAAATCAGCATTTGTATTGTTAGATGTAATTACATTATTAGTAATATTAATACTGTCAATTTGTGCTTCATTGGCAAAAATTGTATTCCATCTTTTTGTTGCTGAACCAACATTGTAAGTGTTATCTTGAGCAGGAATAATATCTGAACCTATACCTGCTGTTATGTTGATTGAATCTGTTGTCTCATCACCAATAGTAACATTACCACCAATGGTGATGTCACCAGTAATATCTAAATTTCCTGTTATGTTTACATCATCTACAAAATTAATTTGATTGTTAAATGAATCTAAATTTAAATCTCCAGAAGTTGTTGTGATTGTGTTACCAGAAATTTGTACATTTCCTGTTTCAACTTTGTCACCTGCTATTACTGTTACATTAGGTCCTGATGTAAATGTTAATGCTTGATCTACATCAATGTTCAATGAAGCAGATGTAAAGTTTACTTCACCTGTATCTTGATTAACATGGAATTGATCACCAACTCTAAAATCACCTTTGTGGTCAACTGATGAATAGAAAATTTTAGCACCATTTGATGTTACAACTTCATTGGCTTGAATCACTGTTGTAGCATCGTTGTCTACTTCATAATCATTTCCAATGTAAGCAAAGTTGTGTGAAATCAAATACATTTTTACACCAACACCATCACCTACTGCACCAAATGTTCCGTAGATTGATGCTGATGCTATTGATCTAACTTCTGCTCCAAAGTCTGTATAATCTACAAGTGTAAAGTTTGTTGCTGTTGCGCCTGTTGAAAATCTAATATCTTGAAGAGCAATGTTTGTATCTAAAATTGTAGTTGATAGATTTTGTCCATTAAATCTACTTACTAATACTGTGCTGTTATTTCCAATTGCTTCAGTTGTTGGAGGAGTAAAGTTTCCTGAACGTATTGCTGAACCTTTGTAAATTATAAAGTCATCTATGTTTCCAATAAAACCATTGTTGGCATCATAATTGTTACCCATCACAAGTGGTTTAGCCGCTCCTATATCGTTGGCAACAGTAGCCGAACC